TTTCTTCCACGAACTCAGCAAACTTCTTTAGCTCTCGTTTAGTGAGATATGAGTAACCCTCAGTGAGTTGTTCATCATCACCATCAAGTGCTTCACGTAGTTCTTGTGCAGTGCCAACAAACAATTCACCGATTCGTTTAGCGATGGGTGCTGCAATTTCGTTCTTCAGTAGATAGTTCTTAGCAGAGAAGTTACTCTTACCTCTAGTAACAATCCACTCGTCAATTGCACCTTCGAATTCACCAGCATGTTCTCTGGCTTTTTCTTCCATTCGTTCTTGAATAGAGATGACATTGGTAGGTGCTTTCACAATCTCAACTTCTTCGATATATTTTGTAGCATCAGCCAGCAATTCTTTCAACTTGTTCGTAAAGAATGGGCTGTATGAAGACAATTGTTTCAAGTCTGTCTGCTCATTTGACATGAGACGACACAATGAACCAAATGTGGTAAATTTATAGTCGGGGAGTTTCTTAAGTTGTTTAGCAATCTTGGGTTCTTTCTTTGAGAAGAACTCAATCGTAAACATCTTCTGCTCTTTTGCAGTAGTTTGTATTGAATAGTAACCCAACGCACGACTTAGACTGGTCGTAAAATCAATCTGGTCGATTGTTGGTTCGTGTTTCTTTTGTGACAATAGAATTGCTTGGTTCTTTGCACGTCGTTTTGCAGTATTCACAGCCATAGGTTTGTAACCTCCATAATATAATATCTATTATACCGCAATTCGCAATTAAAGACAAGCACTATTTTGCAGTGATTTTCTCGTATAGTTCCACGAAGTCCTCGTGGTCTGCAACTTCCTGTGCGAGATTCTGCTTGTGATATGTCTTTGCAATCTTAGAAATAACTTTCTTTGGAATTTGCAATGTATCAGATTGTTCCTTAACGATTTCTCGAATAAGATCTCGTTCTGCTTCAGTACGAATCATTGAGTTGCTAATCTCTTGAATAGCCCCTTGTAAATCTTTCTTCTGTTCAGGTGTTAATGCATAATTCATTTCTTACCTCCAAATGATACACCACTAGTTCCACCAACTACACCACCAAGAATAACTGTTGCCATCCATGTGTCAATGGTAGTTGGAATTGCCAATGCTGGGAATAATGTATTTAAAGACCAAATAGTTGCTAATGGAAATAAAACTAACAACACCAATATCACTACCAATATGAATACAATTTTCATAGATCAAACTCCACTTTAATTACTGAATCCCAACGGAAACTTCTCCACTCTCCGACTTCTGTGTCGAAGACACGAACTGCGGATCCAACAGTGCTGGTATTCTCACTTTCGCTTGTACCCTTTGGACGCTTGTCTGCTGGGATTCTGCTTTCTGTGAGGGTGCATTGCATTTTGCGTTCACTTCCATCTTTCTTGGTAAAAGTAACACACAAACCTGACTTGAGATTTTCATCGTGTAATAATCCTAAAGTCCATCTTTTAAAATCTTCAAACTCTTTCTCATTGCTGAACACTGTCTGCATTGTCAAATCTCACTTTCAAATCATTAATAATTGGTCCAAAGAATTCAGAGAACTCTCTTGGCTCGAAAAAAGATGTATGTCCACTATCAATTATAACTTTACCGTCATCGCCAGTTAGTTTATTTTTGATTGTGAACTCAATCGTTGCATAAGATGTGTTTATATTATGCTCTTTGATGATAACAGTCTTTAACAGACCATCAGATCGACCAAACTCATATACTTTATTGAAACTCATTATTTACCTTCCTGTGCTTAGGTTGACGAATGTACTGAACCTTACTCTCAACTACACGCATGCGGTATTTGGGAGTGCGCAAATCCTTTGCTATTGGATTTCTAGGTTTCATTGTCTTATTATACATGTCTTTCTCTTACAAGGCAAATTTCTTTAATAGTTCCTTTGCATCTTTGCAGTCACCCATTACATTATCCATCTCTGCGAGAATAATCATTTCTTGCAAACTATCTGCAAGTCGTTGGTCTTCGTCATCCAATAGATTATACCATTCCTCGTACTCTTCCAATGAATCTAGTGACCACATATGGTCTAGCATCTCCACTTGATACTCAGTCAGGTTTTCTATTTGAATCATACCATTTCCTTAATGTTAGACCATTTGGCTAACTTTGCTCGTTTTGCTTGTGCTGCTCTTGCAATTACTGACGCATCAATAATTCCTTCTTCAGTCAGCATCTCAATCATGCAAAGTAAGTCACCAATTTCTTCTTCGAGTCGTTCACGATTGGTTGAACCAAGATGTTCACCATCAACTCCGAATCTGAATACTTTACTTATTGCTTGTGCAACTTCAGCACACTCTTCTTGACAGATAAGCATAATTTCTTCCTGTCGTGCTGTCTTCATTCTATTCACTACAAATTTATTCATTTAGCTCTTTCAATTGTTACACGATAACTCTTACCATTCCTGTCAACCACTGTCATGGTTTTCTTTGTAGACAGGAACTCACCCTTTGGACCAAGATCCCATTGGACTTTTCCAACTGAATCAACGAATGATCCATATACATGAGCATCTTTCTTCAAAGAGTCATTTATCACTTTCGCCATATAATCACAATATTCTAACATAATCAATCTCCTTCAAATTAGTGCTGGTTTTTCTTTATAGTCTGTAACCAGCAAAAATAGACTGCTGCTGTTTTGGCTGTTTAAAGTCTGCCACGGATATCCCTCCAGTAAGACTTGTGGGGGTTTTAATCCCAACTCTTTTTATCACCGAACTCTTCATTATAATCGTAACCAGCATGATAAGCATTAATTGCTTCAGGCTCAGTTGCTTCGATTCTTGGACCAGACATACCACCTACACCACCACGATGTGGGTCACGAGGACGATTATAGTAAGAATCAGCTGAACCACGATCAAAGTATGAACCATGTTCACGATCAAACATTTTAAGTTCTTCTAACTTTTCTTTATAATTCATTTTCATGCTGCAGTCCTTTCATTCCAACGCTGTTCAACAATTTCATTTACAAACTCTACTGGACACTTAAGAGCATTTGCGATTTCTTCGCAAGACCACTTAGTGGTGTCGAGCAGATAGTTAATATTTTCCCAAAGTTCTTTCATTGCAGCCATTATATCCTCACAATCAAACCATAAACATAAACAGCCAATAAACCTACATTGACCACCACTAAACTTGCACGCTTAATTCTGACAGCCCACACTAACCACAACACAGAACCGATGTTGAACAGATAAATGTTCAATGGATCGATAGAGAGTGCAGTAGCCAATGCAGCACCAACAGTAACTATCGTGGCTGACCATTCTAAAATTGCATTCACTTTTTCACTTTTCATACAACTATTATACCCCACATTGCAATTAAAGACAAGCACTTTTTGGCAATAAAAAACCCCTGTATCTACAGGGGTCTAGGAGGGCTAATAACCTTACAAGTCGTGGGGTTATCGGTTCCAGTACTTGGAATAGTCTACTCTGTTCCAATATGCATCGTTATTTCTGTTCCAAAAGTTCTTTATTAAATACCATGCCATACCAAAATACCCCATTATCTGAAATCTTCTGCTATCCTGTCCAAAATAGTGATTTACCAATTTGAATTTCTTAACATCATATCGCTTAGATAAAAAGAAATCTTCGCTGGTTCCATATTTTGCAGCAAAGCCACCAAACTCTTCGAATCTATCTCTGCGAGTTAGCATAAAAGCACCAACAGCGAATGGAACTTTATATTGCATAATTCTGTTGATACAGTTGAACATCATAAACCCAATTTGTGCACGAAAGTCATCGTCATAACACTTTGCATATAATCCAACAAGATCTAAGTTATTAGTTTCTAATTGATCAACTGCATCACGAATAACTTTGTTGCTAAAGAAACGAACATCAGCATCGATGAATAGAATGTATGGAGTTGTTACGAGTTTTGCTCCATTGTTTTTAGCGATAGAAACTGGACCACCTTCAATGACTTCAACATTCAAACTACCCTTCATCATTTCAATGACATCTCGTGTATTGTCTGTAGAACAATCAGCGATAATAATTCTGGTGTTACCTACTTCTTGCTGGCGCAGGTGCATTAACAAATGTGCAATATAGGTTTCCTCGTTCTTACAAGGAACAACTATTGTTATTTTATTCTGTAATGACATTATCACTTTCCTGTGTCCATGTTACTATTTCCCAGCGACCATCGTGGTGCTCAACCAGAGCAGTACAAGACTCAACCCAATCTCCATCGTTCATATATGTAACACCATCAATTTCTTTTATCTCTGCATGATGTATGTGTCCACAAATGACACCATCAAAGCCACGTTTTTTGCAGTAACCTGCTAGATTCTTTTCAAACTGGAACATAAAGTCAGACGCTTTCTTAACTTTATGTTTTAAGTATTTAGATAGTGACCAGTAACCAAATCCTAGTTTATGGCGAATCCAATTAAAACGAGAGTTCCAATCAAGAACTAGATCATACAACTTATCACCAAGAAATGCAAGCCAAGGAGCAAGGCGAGTAATACCATCAAATAAATCACCATGAGTGATAAGATATCTTTTTCCATCTACACCAACATGTTCTGTTTGATTTTGTATTTCAATCAGACCGAAAGAGAATCCGTAGGGGATCATCGGTCTTAAGAATTCATCATGATTACCTGCAACGTAAATTACTCTAGTTCCACGCTTGGCATGACCGAGTATTCTGCGGACAACATTAGTGTGGCTTTGTTTCCATTTCCACTTGTTTTGTTGGATCTTCCAAGCATCAATTATATCACCCACGAGATATAGAGTTTCGCAGGTGTTATGCTTTAGAAAGTTATTTAATTTGTTGGCTTGACAATCACGAGTACCTAAGTGAACATCACTTATAAAAATCGTGCGGTATTTCATTATGGTTTCAATTCGCCACGCTCGATTAATATTTTCTTATTAGCTTGATGTTCTTCTTGAGTCAATTCTTTGTTCTCACCTTTGTATGGTACTGCGTAGTTATTTTGAATTAACCAATCATTGACACGAGTACCATCTTCAAGAATAAAGACACCAAGAATTCTACCAAACTTGTCATCGTTGCTGTCAGGTTTTTGTGTTTCAATAATTTGCCAAGAACCAATAGGCAATTTTTCTGCTAATTTCTTCTTAGAGAGTTGTCCACGAACCTTTTCTTCTGCAATAGTAGTTCTTGATTCTGGAGTATCAACTCCAGCCATACGCACTCTTTGATTGGCAAGGATAATTTTGAAACCTAAGTCTAAATCGATGTCAACTGTATCACCATCAAGAACTTTAATAATCTTACATTTATATTGATACATAACTATTCCTTTTTAGCAAACTTTTCAGATGCTGTAAAACCTAGTCCTGCTATCACAAGATAAATCATAGATTCAAATAATGCTGGAGTGACTTTATAACCATGAATGTCAGCAACAAACCCATAAGCACACAATATAAATGCCAATAGTGTTATTACTCGTTTGCTACTAACAGTTCTATTGACACCATCAGATAACATACTGTTTAACCAGTTCATAATTAGTCGTTTCTGCTATTTCT